GTCTATAGCACCTGCTCGTTCCCGGTCGTAGAGGGTACGTCCTTCACCCCGTATGCCTCGCTCACGCAGGATCAGGTGCTGGGCTGGATTTGGGCGAGTGGCGTGGACAAGGACGCTACGGAAGCCGCCGTAGAGCAGCAAATCCAGAACCAGATCAACCCGCCGATTGTGACCCCGCCGTTGCCGTGGGCTACGCCATGACGACCGTGCAGGAACTGGAAGTCACGGTGACAAGCCACATCGACGTATGCTCGGTGCGTTATGAGGCCATCCATGCGCGACTGAAGCGGCTGGAGAAACTTGTGATGACGGTCGGCGGCACGATCATTGTGATTTTGCTAGGTGCGCTTGGAACCATGACCTCTATGCTGGTGGAAGCCATCAAATGAACGACGACATCCAACTGCTCAAGGTACAGATCAAGGCTGAACTCCAGCGGCTTGAAGCCAACAGCAGCGCCAAGGATGTGGCGGGTAAGGCTATCGGAAAACACGGACTGGCCTATATCACCATCATCGTGGTGATCGGAGTCTTGTCGAGCCTTGCATTGGATAGCGACAAGATTGCAGCCGTGATGGGTCTATTGGGTGCCTCGTTGACCGCGCTAATCTCTATGCTGAATGGCATTGCCGGTACGGTCGAGAAGGAAGAAAAACCGGAGTTTGAGGTCATCAAGAGCCTTATTGCCAAGTTGGACAAACTGGATCGCAAGGAGCAGCCCATGCGTGTAGACGTAGAGGGCGACCATGTAACCGTGACCAAGGGTGATGATGTTGTGAGGGCTAAGAAATGAGCGAAGAGAAGTCAAGTTTCAGCATGGGCAAAATTGTGGATATGTTATTTCCCGTTTTGCTTGCTGCTGTTGCGTGGCTGTTAGGCGAGATCGCATCGTTCCAGAATCGTTTGATTGCCATTGAGTCCAAGATACCGATTCTCATTACAGAAGATGGCGTACCCACCGATAGCCCGTTGAGCGCGGCCAAGCGGCAGGAACTCAAGGACGATCTGATGGAAGACATCCATGACTTGCAGGTGCGCGTCAAGTTGATGGAGGAGCGCAACAAATGATGACGATGATCAGTACCTTCCTGTCATTCCTTGCGGGTGGCCTGCCCAAAATCCTGTCTATCTTCCAAGACCGGCAGGACAAGAAGCACGAACTTGCCTTAGTCGCAGCGCAGCGTGAGCGTGAACTGGCCCTCGCAGAACGTGGCTTTATTGCACAGGCACGGGTCGAGGAAATCAAACTGGAGCAAATCCAGACGCAGACGGCTGGCGAGGAACGTCAAGCCCTGTACGCCCACGACATTGAGATCGGCAAGGGCGCAAGCCAGTGGATGATTAACCTGCGGGCCAGTGTGCGCCCGGTTGTGACGTACATCTTTGTGCTGGAGTTGGTTGCGCTGAACGTGGCTGGCGTGTGGTACGCCTACACAACTGGTATCCCGTTTGCGATTGCAATGGAGAATGTTTTCTCAGATGACGAGATGCTGATCCTGTCTTCAATTATTGCGTTTTGGTTCGGTACGCAGGCGTTTGGCAAGAAATGATTCACTTGTACATCATTTTTGTCTGGGCATTTGTAACCGGGTATACGCCAAATACCAATGAGATGGATTGGCAGTGAAAGTCTCCGCCGCTGCCATACAGATGATTAAACACCACGAGGGCGTTCGGACTAAGCCTTATCGCTGTCCTGCGCTGCTCTGGACTGTGGGCGTCGGCCATGTCATTGACCCATCGCATACGGCGGTGAAATATGAGGAACGCAAGAGTCTACCGATACCCGCAGGCTGGGATCGCGTCCTCTCTATGGGAGAGGTTGATTCTATTCTGGCTCAAGATCTTGGCCGGTTTGAGCGTGGTGTACTTAGACTTTGCCCTGCTGCTATTGATCGTCAGGGAGTCTTCGATAGTCTCGTCTCTTTTTCCTTCAACGTGGGCCTTGGAAATCTGCAACGCTCTGGGCTGCGGATGAAGACCAACCGAGGCGACTTTGACGAGGCCGCAGACGAGTTTCTCAAATGGACAAAGGCGGCAGGTCGGGTGCTGCCGGGATTGGTCAAACGTCGCAAAGACGAACAGGCGTTGTATCTATCGGGAGTTGCGTAATGCCGCTTCAAAAAGTTGAACTGCGCCCCGGCGTTAACCGTGAATCAACTTCGTATGCCAATGAGGGCGGCTTCTTCGCGGGTGACAAGATCCGATTCCGTTCTGGCTACGCTGAAAAGATAGGTGGCTGGCAGAACATCAATGTCAATGGCAGCACGTTCAAGGGCGTCTGCCGTATGTTGTGGAATTGGATCAGCACGCTTGGTCAGAACCTCGTCGGTCTGGGGACAAGTCAAAAGGTCTATATTGAGCAAGGCGGCACTTACCATGACATCACCCCGCTTGGTAACTCGCTAACCCTTTCGCAGAACCCGTTCTCGACTACATCGGGTAGTCGTCTCATCACCGTTACAGCCACAGCACACCTGTCTTCTATTGGCACCTACGTCAACCTCTCTGGGGCCACGGCGGTGGCTAGCCTCACGTTGAACGGCGAGTACGAGATTCAGGCCGTTCCAACCGCCAATACGTTCACCATCTATGCTTCTGCTACGGCAAGTTCCACGACAACGGGTGGTGGCTCTCTTGTCATCGCCAAGTTCGACATTGATGCAGGCAATGCGGTGTATAGCGCGGGTGTCGGCTGGGGTGGCCCGCCATGGGGGTCAGGTGGTTGGGGTTCCTCCACAGGTGCTGGTGTAGAGATGCGCCTCTGGTCGATGTTCAACTACGGCGATGATTTGATCTTCGCTGAGCGTGGTGGCGAGATTTACTTCTGGACGATAGACACGAATACGTGGCCCCGTGCAGTTACGCTTGAAGAAAAAGCCAACACAGTCAATAAAGGCTTGACGCTTGGTGCGTTTGCTTCGGGTGTTACCACTATTGTTCTGGACGACACGACCGGGTTGGATACGGGCGCGGTGCTGTCTGGTAGTGGCATTGTCACCGGCACCTATGTCACTGCTGCGTGGGACTTCAGCAACTCGGTCACGATTTCGCAGGCTACCAACGCCTCGGCTACGCTCTCGGCCATATCGTTTAGTTACGCCGGTCGGCACGTACCAAATGAAGTCAACATGATCGTCAATTCACCGGTCAGTGACTTCGTTATATCTTGCGGTTCTACTCCATACGATCCAACTAGTTTTGCTACAACGTTTGACCCACTTCTCGTGCGCTGGTCTGACCAAGGTACGCCGTACGAATGGGTTCCTGCAGTGACTAATCAGTCAGGCGAGCAGCGTTTGTCAAGTGGTTCGTACATTGTCACAGCCAACAATACCCGTCAGGAAGTTTTGATCTGGACGGACACAGCCCTCTTCTCCATGCAGTACGTCGGGCCTCCGTTCGTGTGGTCGTTCACGCTGCTGGATCAAGACACTACTATCGCATCGCAGAACTCAGTGCTTACCGTGAACAACGTGGTCTACTGGATGGGCCGCGACAAGTTCTTCATGTATTCGGGGCGCGTTGAGACGCTGCCTTGCACCCTTCGTCAGTTTGTCTATAACGACATTAACTATGACCAGTTAAGTCAGGTAACGGCGGGTGCTAACGAAGGCTATAACGAGATCTGGTGGTTCTATCCTTCTGCTAACAGCACCATCAATGATCGATATGTCGTTTATAACTACCTTGAACGGATCTGGTACTACGGCAATTTGAACCGTACGTTCTGGGTACAGCACACGCAAAGGACGTACCCTTTTGCCACGTTCAACGTGCAGCAGGCGTATCTCGCTACGAGCATCAACTCATCTGTAACAACAATTGCTCTGACCGACACTTCGACCTTCCCAATGACCGGAACTATTACGGTGGACTCGGAGAAGATTTTCTACGCTGCCAAAGACGGCAATACCCTGACGGGTTGTGTTCGTGGGTATGACGGTACGACGGCGGCATCGCATGATCTTTATGCTTACGTGACCTATAACGTCGCTAACCAGATCATGCTGCACGAGGTGGGTAACGATGATCAGTCGGTCAGCCCTGCCCTGCCAATTGAGGCATACGTAGAGTCGTCTGATTTTGACATCCAAGACGGGCAGAGTTTTGGTTACGTCTGGCGCATCATCCCTGACCTCAACTTCACTGGGTCTACGGGTACAAGCCCGACTGTGACCCTCACGGTACGCCCCCGCCAGAACTCAGGTTCTAACTACACGAGCGCAGACAGCCCGACTGTAACGCGCACTTCGACGGTGCCGATCCAACAGTACACGGGTCAGGTCTACACGCGAGTGCGTGGTCGTCAGATGGCCTTCAAAGTGTCTTCGGCTGATCTAGGCGTGGCATGGCAGATGGGTGTTATGCGTATCGACGTTCGTCCTGACGGGAGACGCTGATGGCTGCTCCACGTGGTGTCGTACCCCCGAATCTTCCTGTTGCGCCGGTTCAGTATGAATCGCGGTATCAAGACCAATTTTCTAACGTACTGCGATTATTTTTTAATCGGCTTACTAATTACATAAACGCGCCTACCGCCCATGCTTCGTATTTTGATACAACGACACAGCCAAATCCTGTAGCCAATGCCGTTAATCTTTTTACGTACAACTCCGTAGTTTCTAATTATGAAGTTACACGTGGTAATCCGACTTCCAAGATCTACGTCACTAACACCGGGGTCTACAACTTCCAGTTCTCGGCTCAATTGGACAAGACCGGCGGTAGTGCTAGTGCGGTCTATATATGGCCTAGGGTCAACGGGGTAAACCTGCCAGACTCAGCGACCAAGATTGTGATCGACGGCCCAAACAACGAGATCGTGGCGGCGTGGAACTTTGTATTGGTTCTACAAGCAAACGACTACTTTCAGTTGGCTTGGCAGTCCTCAGATACGAACGTAGTTATTCCTTACGTAACAGCAAGCGGCAATATCCCTGCTATCCCATCCATCATCTTGACGGTGAACTGGGTGTCGAACTATGGCGCGGCTATTTACCAACCGGCTACATGATACTATCCAACAAACTTGACCCCGTGAGGGCGATATGAACAGTAATTCATCCATGGCAGGGCTTGCCTCCCTCGTGCAGTCACGGGGTCGGAACGGCGATTCCATGCTCGTCCACATGACCCCCGGTGAGGTTAGCGGGTTACAGTCGCTGGCACTGGCCCACGGTGGTCAATTAAGCATTAACCCTGACACCGGGCTGTATGAAGCCAATTTCCTCAAGAAACTCCTGCCGACCATTATCGGTGCGGTTCTTACCCCGTTGACTGGTGGCCTGATCAACCCGCTTACCGCCGGGTTCCTTGTGGGCGGTGTTGAAGCAGCACGTACCGGTGATCTTGGTAAGGGCTTGATGGCAGGTCTCGGCGCGTACGGCGGTGCGGGACTTAGCACGGCTCTGGCAGGCACGGGTGCTGCAGCCGCTACTGGAGCAGGTGAAGTTGTGAAGACGGCTGGCGCAGAAGCAGCCGCTGCCGCTGCTAAAGAAGGTGCCACTCAGGCTGCTCAAAAGGCTGCAAGTGATGCGGCCATGCGAGAAGCCGCGCAGGCGCAGATCAAGAGCAAGTTAACAACCGGTGCTGGTCAAGGAATATTTGGTCGCTTGCCTGAAGGCGTAGCGAGTTTGGAAAATATGGGTGCTGGCACTGCAGAAATCTTTAAAACCGGCGGTGCGGGACTCGGTGGTATCGGCGGCATGGGTGCAGCCGGATCTGCGTTTGGTACGCTTGGTATGCCTGCCAAGGCTGGCTTGACCATGACCGCTGCTAATGCGCTTAGCCCCGATATGGAAGTACCGGGTGGTGGTTATCAGATTGATGATTCTTATTACGAGGGTAACGAATACGATCCTGCGACTGGCACATTCCGTGGCGGTCAGTGGCGTAAGGGCTACCCCGGCTTCCCTCCGCCGGGCATGGCTGAAGGTGGCGTAATTCCGGCCCCGAATGGTAGTTATCCGTTGGCTAGACCATCTGATTCCGTAGGTGGGTATGGGCCAGACATCGACCCGTACACGGGCGAAGAGCGGTTTGCTGCAGGTGGGGCTGCATCTGGTAGGCGCTATGAAGAGATGCCTGCTGATAGACAGTCGCTTGAGCCTAACTCTGCCAAAGCCGGTTGGATGGAGTACATGCGGAACAATCCAGAGGCTCAAAAGGCTTACTTGAACGCGGGTTATCCGGCTGAATTCTTCCAGCAAGACCCAAATACGTTCACAGGTAACAGACCGTTTATTCCCGGTATAGATGAAAGCACTAGGCAATCTGAACAAGAACGTTTGATGAAAGCGGGTTATGCCCCGTCTTACTTTGAACAGTTTAAAGCCACTAACGCTTCTGCTGGGCCAACGGCAGCGTACGGAAGTAGTCAGCAGCAAACACAACAGCCTCAAAGTCTTGAAGCCTACTACCAGAGCCTCCTTGCGCCCCCTGTGCAGCAGGGTGGCGGTGGGCAGGACTTTGCCAATTACATGCAGGGGCTGAACAAGTTTGTCACTTCGCCTGTCGCTGCTCCCACACCTCCCGCGCAGCAGCCTCCTCCTGCTGGGGTAGCCCCTCCGGGCGCTGGTGGTAGACCGATTGCTGGTGGTGGCGGTTACTATGGCGATGGCGGGATGCGTTGGGATTCGACCCAAGGTCGTTTCGTTGCTGATGCTCCTCAAGGTCGCCCCGGTGGCAATGACCCGTTCTCGGCTATTGGCAACATAGACCTCTCCAACTTCGGCAACATAGATTTTTCTGCGTTGCAGCGATATATGGGCGGTATGGGCGGAGCCAGAGGCGGTAATACCCCCGGCCCGAAGGCTCCTTTTGATAGGGGCGTAGACGACCAGTTTATTGATTACATGGGCGACGATATGGGTATCGGTGCCGGTGATATGGGCGGTGGTATGGGTGGTATGGGTGGTATGGGCGATACGGGCGGCGGTATGGGTGCCGGTGCTGGCGGTATGCCTGACCTTAGCGGCATAGACCTTTCTGCCCTGCAAGGAATGATTGGAGGAGGAATGGGGCAAGGCCCAGCCACGAATCCGTTCGCTGAAGGTTATACCCCTTCCGCTGATACGGGGATGGGCGATGTTGCCTACGCTGGCGGCACACCCGGATTTGATATGACTGGCGGTATGGGCGGCGGTATGGGTGGTATGGGCGATACGGGCGGTGGCATGGCCCCACAGCAACCTGCATTTGAT